CGTTTGAGGACATAAATGCATTCCCAGTGACGTTGAGTTCTGACTGAGCGTTCAGGTTCGATGAGATGAAGGCGTTCCCAGTGACATTGAGTTCCGATTGTACATCTGTGTTCCCAGTGACGACAGCGTTCGAGGAGATGAAGGTATTTCCGGTGACATTGAGTTCTGATTGTATGTCGGTGTTTCCAGTGATCACGGCATCTGTGAGAACATTCAGATTTGTTTGGACATCGACATTCCCAGAAACGTAGGCACTACCTTCAACGTGAAAATCTGTGGTTGGGGTCGATGTATTGACACCAACTCGGTCATTCACCGTGTCCACATGGAATGTGTCGGTGTCTACGGTGACATTCCCAGAAACGTAGGCACTACCTTCGACGTGAAAGTCTGTAGAGGGGGTCAGTGTATTGATACCGACTCTATCCGTTGAGGCGTCAACAAATAGGGTGTCTGTATCAACATTAAAATCGGAGTGTACATGTGCACTCCCCACAACATCAAGGTCCGTTTGAGGGGTTAGAGTGTTAATACCGACACGATCCCTAATGGCATCTACGTGGAGTGTATCTGTGTCGACTGTGAGATTGGAGTTCACGTGCAGACGACCATGGACACGAGCATCAATGAGTTCTGAGGATGGTGTGATGGTGGAACTCGTCGCACTGCTCGTGGTGTGTGCGATGACAAATTCGTCGACACCTTCACGATACCCCATGGTAACATTTGTTCCGGGTCGGTCCATGATGATACCCATATCGGAAGAGACGTTCCCCTTCCCCATCTCGATGATGGCATCTTTGATGACTGTATTTTCGGTGTTAATGGATGTGAGTGTCCCCTTTACATCAAGGTTTCCACCGATGACAACATCATCTTGTATGTAGGTGTCTCCCAAGACGGTGAGGACATTCGCACCTTCTTCATCCACGTAAAACTTTGTACCCACATCGAGAGTGTGTATGGGTGCACCATTCGCAACACCCACGTTGGAGAGGGTGGTCACAGATGTTCCCGGGCCATTGAATGAAACTGTATTCGATGTGACATTACCATTGATAACGGCAGATTCTAGATCGAATAGGAGAATGTCGTCGGCGATGACGTCGGAATCAGCAATCTCTTTCGTTACCGTGTTGTAAATCAACATCTTGTAGTTTGGATAACCACCCCTTGTTTCTTTTCTGATGGGTGTCATGTACACCGCACCAGGTTGTGTCGTGTCAATCTGGACATTACTGGCATTGAAGACGATCGTATTTTCACCCTGGTCTTCGGTACAGTTTTTACCAAACCTAATTTTGGTCGAACGTTCGATCGTCGGTATGTTCTTGACCATTTAATATATTGAGGCATTTTAATTTGCGTAGAGGAGACCAGCCATACCATTTTCGATACGGAGAATGTTATAGTTAACTGCGTAGATTGGGTCATTGATGGACATGGTCTCACTCATGATTTTGGCTGATGTGAGGCGACTGAAGTTGAGAGTCCCTGTAGGTTGGAGAGAGCTTGTCGATAGACAGAAGCAGTACAGAAAGAAATCGGGGGATGTCACAAAGTTTGTGTGATAGTAATTGGTAACATCTATGAAGTGTGGTTTTCCCCATCTGTAGTTGCTCACGTCGAGACCATTGATATTCAATTTAACTTTGTTTGTGGGAGATGTGAGGGCACCATCAGTGGTAGTATCAGAAGAGGCAAGATACTTGACCGGGTGATTGAAAGTGAGATCCTGTACGAGAGTTCCACTTGCGATATTCTTTTGAACCTGGGTGATGAGAAGGTCGTGTTTACGAGTGGCGATATTACCCCTTTCTTCGTTGTCCAAGTAAAAATAGTTCGCAAAGCACTCTACGTTATAGTTTGAAGCCTCTGTAGCCCAGTGAATACGAATCTCGACGTTGTGATAGTTGAGAGCCACGAGGGGGAGAGCGCACTGGGGTCCCTCACAGAAGAAGAAACGTAGGGGGTAAAAATAAGAACGAGCGCTCACACCTGGATGTGTACCATTGGAGCTCTTGGATACATTTTGGGCGAATGTATCGATGGCAATCTTTTCCGTGAAAATCGCATCTTGGGTATCTACGAGAGAACCACCGATATAGAGTTCAACGTGGTCAATGATAGTGTCCCATCGCTGAATATCTAGGGCCTGGGTGGTATCATCGAGTGTAAAATACACATAACTAAGAAGATCTCCAGAACGTTCGAATTGAACACTGGACATTGAATTGTTTTTCACCGCTCCATGGATTGTTTGCTTTTCGATGGATTGTGAAAAATTAGCATGTCTTTTGAATGTTGAACTGAAAAACGAAATTTCGGGGTTACCCACGATATATTCATCCTGGGCACCTATCGCAATCAATTGAACGACACCGGCAGACATGGTAATACTACTTTAAGGGGAGAAAATTACAAATTAGGTTTTCTACACACGAAACGAAGAATGAGAAAATTATCAGCACTTGCATCGGGGTTCTTGATGGTGTTTCCATCTTGATCCCTAATGGTCACAGTGAAACGATCGACACGACGAATGGGATCGATGTATTGTGTGACTACTGGGTAGTTATCTTTGAAAGTGATAGTCGAGGTTCCCTCTCCCACCAAACTCGCGAACGAATTTCTCAGCATACTCATCGAAGACTGACCTTCATAGACATTCGAAGCTCTATCACTGAAGATGGTATCGAGTTCGCTGATGGACACGTAACAATGTTCTGTCGAAACATTGGAATTGATTCGAGCGGCGAGAAGTCTCGCCTGAACAACGTTTTTCAGTGGCTGTTGGAGAAAACATGTGAATGTGTTGGCACTGTCTTGTCCTATAGTGTCGATAGTCACAGTGTGGTACTCATAGTTGAGATCGGGAATAGTCTCAGTCGGGGAAGTGATGAGAGCCATTTCTATTAGCTTAGATTAAAGATCCACCGATTCCATCCTCAATCTCATACGACGCCATATCAGACACGAGCTTCTGGGCACCACACAGACCACCGGGGGTGAGGCTCTTGGTGTACGCACTCCCATCCTTACGACCAGGGGTGCAATCGATCTTATTCTCGAGATCGAAGATGGACTTCTGACTGACCGTCTTGATCTTGATGGGCTTGGGCTGGTACATACTGACATCCCGGGTCAGGGTAAGGATGAAAATAATGAACATGAGCACACCGATCGACATGAGAGCGTTACGGTTGGTCTTGTTAAGGTTGAACATTTACTATAGGTATAGATTTTTTTAAAGTGCGTTAAAGGTATTTTTTTAGTTTCCATATAGAGAGTAGATGGACGAAGAAATCGTACTCGACCGAGGAACCACGAATGTGATGAAATTGGACGCCGACGAACAGGCACTGATGGATGAAATTCAAATTTCTGTTCCACGCCCAAAACCCGTTCCCCGCCCCAGTCAGCCCATGCGTCGGTCGGCTCCCCAACAGCACCAAGAGGCCATGGATGCTTTTGTAAACCCTAACAAACAATCTGCTCCTGTACAACCCCAACAGGATGAAGAAATTGATTACGGCGAGGAGGAACCAACTTTTTATGACGATGATGAACCCACCACAGCTCAAGAAGAACAACCCTCAAAGGGATACACCTCCGTCGACGAAGAAAAGGCGGATCTCATCAACAAACTTGGACGCCTGGAGAAGAAGGGTTTCGCGGTGAACAAAAGGCTCAACGCTTACTCGAATGTCGAGGAATTGAGATCGGAGGTGAAACGTATCACGTATAGCATCGACGTGGAACAGTCGATCCGCTTTTCTCGGAGAATGCTCGTAGCGTGTGTGACTGGTCTGGAGTTTTTGAACAAGAGGTACAACCCCTTCGAGATCCAATTAGAGGGTTGGTCGGAATCCGTCATGGAAAATGTCGATGATTACGATGGGGTCTTCGAGGAGCTGTATGTCAAGTACCGTTCGAAGGTCAATGTTGCCCCTGAGGTCAAGTTGATCATGATGTTGGGTGGTTCTGCGATGATGTTCCACCTTACGAATAGTATGTTCAAATCTGTCATGCCCAACATGAACGATGTCATGAAGCAAAATCCAGACCTCGTGAAGAACATGATGGCGGCCGTACAGAATACGACCAGAGCCCCTGATGGACCTGCCACTGAAGCTCCCATCGGTGGTACCACAGGACAATATGAGATGAGGGGGCCAGGTGTAGACATCTCTAGTCTCATGGGTGGGATCATGATGCCCCCACCCCCACCTATGAACACCACGATGGGAGATACCCGGAGTATTGACGACGACGATGATGATCTCTCTGACATCGTTTCGATTTCAGGTGATTCCACTGGTGGTGAAGTGAAGGAAGTGAACGTGGACGCATCGAAGCCCAAGCGTACTCGGCGAAAGAAGAAGACGGAAATTAATCTCTGATTAGTATATAAATGATAGCGTACTGTCCGCTAGAGGATCTGGATCCTCCTGTCAGGCCGAAGGTGCCTGTCGTGGAGAAGAAGACCGAGGAGGTGAAGCCTCAACTTGGTCGTGAAGAGACTGAATTGAATTACGTCATCATGGCTTTCATTGCCGGCGTGATGATACTTGCCGTCTCTGATTCCATCAGGGCGTAAATGATAAATCTACTGCGGGGATTTTCCCCTCGTAGTAAATTTAGTTACCAAAAAGGATACCACCTAGACCATCCTTAATTCTCAGGACATTGTAATTGACTGCGTACACATATAACGAGTCTCCTATTCTACTTGGTGCAACATCTACACCACGGATAATCATTTTTGCATTATCAAGACGACTGAAGTTGCAAGAACCCGATGGATTATATTGAGATGCGTTCATACAGAAATGGTATGCAAAATAGCGTGTGTAGTACATTATATCTCTCGTGACGTCATACTCCGATATACCATAATCAGATTTGTAATAATTTTGAATCGTATGGAAATAAACAGGTTTCATATTTTCCAATAAAGGTGTACCATTTACATGAATATCAATCCCTGAAAATGTAAAATAATCATCCCTGTATGCACTCGTAGTTGATTCAAAACCAAAAAATATAGATTTTACCGGGTGATTAAAATTACTTAAATCAATTGTATTGTTTCCATGATTGGTATTAAGTTGATGTTCGGTACGCTGAACTTGTGTGATTACAAAATCCATTGAACGTTTCACGATACTTTCTCGCTCGTCTTTATCTAAGAAAATGTAATTACCATACACTTCATATTTTTTCTGTATGTCCGTTAGACCACTGACAACATCTGAATCCAAAGTAATTTTTATTTCCACCTGGTGATTTTGAAGTGATATGAGGGGTAAAAATGCTTTGTGATTGCAAAAGAAAAATTGAAGTGGTAGAAATCCAGAATTCACAGAACTTGTTTTATTGTTTAGTTCTCTAGATTTACTATATGTATCAGTTAGATAATTTGGCCAAATGTCAGCGTAATAATCGAAATGTTGAGAATCTATTTTTTGTCCACCAATATACAAATCGATTGTAGATTTAAAAAACATATCCATCAACTTATCAGATCCCTGAAACCATATAGCATTAATCATGTCTCCGAGAACTGGTATCGTTATGGAAATATCATTTTCGTTCATTGTTTTGATGAGTTTGGTTGTCTGTGAAAAATTTGTATGTCTCATGAACTTCGTACGAAAGAACGAATGTCCTTCGTCACTCGTGAGATATACATCTTGTATTCCCTTGGAGACGAGTTGTATTAATGCACCAGACATTTTAATAGATGTTCAGATTATAAAAACAGACACTTTCCCTGAGGGAACTCACTCTTCTTTTCTTCGATGAACTTTCCGTGGATTTTGAAACCACC